ATATGAGAAGCCAATCAAGGAATCTTATGATGAAGAAACGCAGAAATTAGTAGATAAAGATCATATTTATGTTATTTGTGCTGATGTATCTGAAGGTAAAAATTTAGATTATACAACATTTTCTGTAATAGATTCCTCTACAATACCTTATAGACAGGTAGCGACATATAGAAATAATACTATTTCTCCTATGTTATTTCCTGATGTATTAAAACTGTGTGCTGAATATTATAACAATGCTTATGTTTTAATAGAGATCAATAATAATCCACAAGTAGCTGATACATTATATCAAGATCTTGAATATGAGAATGTATTCAAGATTTTTTCTGGTAATAAAAAAGCACAACAATTATCAGAAAATGGTAGAGCTAATCAGAATGGAGTGAACATGAGTCCTTTGGTAAAGAGGACTGGTTGTTCAGCATTAAAGACGATTGTTGAAACTAACAAATTAGAAATTTATTCTTCTGAGACCATCTATGAGTTGACTAGATTCATAGCAACTAATAATTCATTTGCTGCTGAAGAAGGTGCGCATGACGATTTAGCTATGACCTTGGTGATGTTTGGTTGGTTGAGTACACAGAAATTATTCATCGAATTATCATCTACAGATATCAGAAAACGTCTTCAGATAGAAAATAATTACCTGAAGGAAGAAGATCATGAATTACCACCAATGCCTGAATTCAATGATTCTTTAAGAGATAAATATACATTAGAAGGTGGTGATTTATGGAAAGTAGTAGAGCCTGAGCAATTTTATTATTAAACGGAATTAAGCAAAACCTCTAAGAATATAAATAATACTAAAGAGGTTTTAATTTTAAATCAACAAGGAGTAAATAATTATGCCATTCGCGATATCGCCCAGCGTAAACGTATCAGAAATTGATAATTCCACAGTAATACCTTCCTCAGCAGATTCTGTTGGTGCAATTTCAGGAGAGTTTAGTTGGGGTCCAGTAAATAAAAGAATTCGTGTAGAATCTGAACCTATGTTGGTATCAACGTTTGGTACTCCTACTAGCAATAACTATTCTACATTTTTTTCTGCTGCAAATTATTTAGCTTATTCTAATAATTTATTAGTAGTTAGAGCAGCAAATACAACATCAAGTTTTAATGCTAGTACAAACCAATCAGCTAATATTTCAATAGGATCTGAAAAGTTTTGGGAAGTATTATACCAAAATTCAGGAAACACATCTATAACAGGTGGACCATTCGCTGCTAGATATCCAGGCACTTTTGGTAATTCAATTGCAGTTGCGGTTTGTGGTAGTAATACAGCATTTAAGTTTTCTAATACTTCTATCACTGCTAATACAATTGTTGGTAGTAATACGATCGTATTAAATTCTAATACACTTTCATATTTCTCTAATTTTACTGCTAATGATTATATTACGGTAAATGGTGTTCAATATGTATTAGATTCTACTCCCGCACAAGGTGCTAATACAATTATCGCAAAGATTGGAACTTCTGCGGCTCCAGCTACTGCTAATAATGTATCTGTTAAATTAGCATGGAAATATGCTCAATATTTTTCATCAGCACCCAGCACATCAATTTATGCAGGTCAACAAGGTGCATTAAATGATGAAATCTCTATTGTGGTTATAGATGCTAATGGAACATTTAGTGGAACTAAAGGAACAATCTTAGAAACTTATGACCGATTATCAGTAGCTTCTGATGCAGTAAATGATGATGGTTCAAATAACTATTATCAAACAATTTTATTCAATAAATCTAAATATATATATGCTATTGGGCAAGTCCAGAATACAAATTGGAATCAACCCGCTCTAAATACAACATTCTTAAATGTAGCCAATTATTATAATCAATTAGCTGGTGGCTCTAATGTAATTGATTCTGCTGCTAAAATTAATGGATATTCTCATTTCACTAATTCTGATGAAGTAACTGTAGACTTTTTAATTGCAGGTGAAGCAGATACAGGAACAACTCCTGAAGTAGTCACATCTATCTTAACATTAGCGAATCAAAGAAAAGATTGCGTAGCTTTCATTTCTCCTCTAAGACAAGATTCAATTACATCTACAGTAAATTTAGACAAAATCATTTCTTATAGAAATACATTAAGCCCATCAACATCTTATTCATTTATGGATTCTGGTTATAAATATCAATATGATAAATATAACAATGTATATAGATATGTACCATTGAATGGTGATATGGCAGGATTATGTGCTAGAACTGATAAAACTAATGCTCCTTGGTGGTCTCCTGCTGGGTTAAATAGAGGTCAATTATTGAATGCGATTAAATTATCATGGAACCCTTCTCAACCACAAAGAGACGAATTATATCAGGCTAATATTAATCCTGTAATTTCATTATCTGGTCAAGGCATTGTATTGTATGGCGATAAAACTATGCAATCTAAAACATCATCATTTGATAGAATTAATGTCAGAAGATTGTTTATAACATTAGAAAGAGCAATTGCAACAGCATCTAAATATTCTTTATTTGAATTTAATGATTCATTTACACAATCTGCATTCATTTCATTAGTTGATCCTTATTTACGATCAGTAAAGGCTGGTAGAGGAATTTATAATTATAGAGTTGTTTGTGATGCTTCTAATAATCCACCTAGTGTAGTTGATCAGAATGGATTTGTTGGCGATATTTACATCCAACCAGCTAAATCTATTAATTTTATACAATTGAATTTTACTGCGGTGAATGGTGGAGTATCTTTTAGTGAAATTTCTGGGTCTACTTTAACATTTTAATAATAAACAAACATTAAATAGCGGATGAAATATTCCGCTATAAATACTAATAATATAAATTTAAGAGGTAGTAAAATGGCATTTAACGTAGACCAATTTAGAAATGCAATGGTCTTTGATGGGGCTAGACCTAATTTATTTCAGGTAACATTACAATTTCCACCAACAGTAAACAATGGAACAAATTCAAGATCTATTCGGTTCATGGCTAATGCTACTCAGTTACCGTCATCAGTGATTGGTGTAGCTAGACAAAGTTATTTTGGTAGAGAAGTGAAATTCCCTGGTAATAGAATGTTTCAGGATTGGTCAATTAATGTAATCAATGATGAAACTTTTTATCTAAGAAATTCATTCGAACAATGGTTGAATTTAATTAACAATAATAGACAAAATATTAGAGATTCTAGAGCAATCTATAGTTCAGAATACTCAGTTGATGCACAGGTAACTCAATTCAGTAAAGAAGGTGAACCCATAAAAAAATATAATTTTGTTGGTTTATTTCCTACTACAGTCGATCCCATCCAGCTCAATTGGGCACAAAATGATCAGATTGAAGAATTTGGTGTGACATTTACATATCAATATTGGGAATCTGTATTAGATAATGCAACACTAGATGCTCCTAATTCATCAATTGCATCTAATTTTTAACTTTGAATTAATATAATATTATGGCTAAAATTTCATTATTTGGTTTTAAATTAGGAAAAGATCCGGTAGCAACAGAAGTTCTACCGTCTTTCTCTCCTCCTGTATTAGATGATGGTGCTGTTACGGTAACCGCCGCAGCCCATTATGGTACAAGTGTTGATCTAGAATCAAATTATAAAAATGATGTTGAATTAATTACCAGATATCGAGAAATGGCTATGCAGCCAGAAATTGAATCTGCTGTAGATGATATCATAAATGAAGCTATAGTACAAGATAACGATGTTACAGTTTCAATTGTTACTGATAATATAAAAGCTTCTCCTAAAGTTAAAAGTGCAATAGAAGAAGAATTTGAGACTATATTAACACTATTAAATTTTAAAAATCTAGGACAAGATATCTTCAGAAGATATTATGTAGATGGTAGATTATATTATAACGTAATATTAGATAAAGAAAACACAAAAGCTGGTATTCAAGAACTTAGATATACTGATCCTAGAAAATTATCTAAAATTAGAGAAATTCAAAAAATTAAAGATAAGAATACAGGACAAGATATTATTGCTGGTTATTCTGAATATTATATCTATTCAGATTCAATCTCTACAAAATCTAATTTAACTAATTCAGGTTTAAGAATTGCTCCTGATAGCATCATTTCTATAACAAGTGGATTATTAGATTCTAAACGCTCTATTGTATTAAGTTACATCCATAAATGTATTACAGGTGATGGCAGAATAAAAACGCCATCAAGCTGGACTTACATGGAAGATTTGAATATTGGAGATATTGTATATTCGTACAATATTGAAGATGATCAAATAGAAGAAACGAAAATTACATCTAAGTGGAATAATGGATGTAAAAATATTGTTAAAATTAGATCTAAGCATACAGAATTTAAATGTACAGAAGATCATTTAGTTTTATCATATGACAATAAAACTAAAATAACCGAATATATTGAAGCGTCTCAATTAATACCAAAAAGACATAAAATATTTTTACCAAAATCAGAAAATCACAATAAAGATATATTTTCTATTCTTGATGATGTTATCGAAATTGTAAAATTAGATCAACAAGAAAATGTATTCGATATTGAAGTAGAGAACGATTCACATAATTTTATTGTTAATGGTGTCGTAGTTCATAATTGCATAAAACCTCTGAATCAACTCAGAATGATTGAGGATGCATCTATAATATACAAAGTCTCTAGGGCGCCAGAGCGACGAATTTTCTATATTGATGTTGGTAATTTACCAAAAATGAAGGCTGAGCAATATCTTAAAGATATTATGACCAAATACAAAAATAAAGTTGTATTTGATTCTCAGACTGGACAAATTAGAGATGATAGACGTTTCCTTTCTATGCAAGAGGACTTTTGGTTGCCTAGGAGATGTTTATCTTTAAATACAAAAATAAAATTGTTAGATGGTAGAGATGTAGAATTATCTAAATTAATAGAAGAACATAACGAAGGAAAACAAAATTGGACTTATTCAGTTTCTCCTGATGGGGAAATAGTTCCTGGGAAAATTTCTTGGGCAGGTATCACAAGAAAAGATACTGAGGTTGTGAAGATTACTATAGACAACGGTGAAGAAATAATCACAACTCCAGACCATAAATTCATTTTAAGAGATGGATCGTTGTGTGAAGCTCAAAATTTAAAAGAATTTGATTCTTTGATGCCTTTATACACTAGAAGAAAACCGTTGTCCGGTAAATATAGTGGAGAATATGATCAAATTTTCAACAATAAATCTAATAGATGGAATTTTTCTCATAGAACAATTTCCAACTATATTTATGGAGAAAAAGCTAATAATGAAGTTATACATCATATAGATTTTAATAGATATAACAATAATCCAGAAAATTTACAATTGATGGACAAATTGGATCATTATACTTTACATTCCACATACGGAACAAACTCTTGGAATAATGGTAATAGAGAAGAACATTGTAAAAATTTATCTATAGCTGGAAAGTTATTTTTCACTACAGAAGCAGGAAATTCCAGAAAATTAGAAATCTCTAAATTCAACAAGTCTGATGATAGAATACAAAATGCTTTAATAAAAGGTAGAGAAATCGCAAAAGAACTTAGAGCAATAGATAAATTAAATCTATCCAAAGAAGAATATTACGCTAAATGGGTGAATATAGAACAATTTCATATATATAACGAAAGTGTCAAATTGAAAAAAGACACTTATGATTTTCAAATAATCTGTTCAATAATAGATGAAAATTTCCATTCTAAAATAACAGCAAAAGAATTATTAGTTAAAATTAATGAAATATATCCAAAGTTTTGTATATCTACATTTAATAGATACTTCAAATTAAATGGTTATAGAAATTTGTTCACATATTTGAAAGATACATATCAAGACAAATATAAACGTGGTACTACACAATCTTACTATAATCATAAAGTTTTAAAAGTTGAATTTTTAGAAAATAAAATTGATACTGGAACTTTAACGATAGATGAAAATCATGAATATCACAACTATCACAATTTTGCATTATCTTGTGGAATATTTGTAAAAAATTCTGATTCCCGTGGGACAGAAATAACAACCTTACCATCATCAGCAGCTTTTGATGATATGTCTATGGTTGAATATTTTGAGAAGAAATTATACAAATCATTAAGTGTCCCTTATTCTAGATTAGTGAATCCAGATTCTCCATTTGATCAAGGTAATCCCGATCAAATCTCTAGAGATGAAATAAAATTCGCAAAATTCATCAATAGATTAAGATTAAAGTTTTCTGATCTATTTGATCAAGCATTAAAAACTCAATGCTATTTAAAAGGTATTTGTACTCAGGAAGAGTTTGATGATTATAAACAACACATCTATTACAATTTTAAGTTAAATAATCATTATGCTGAACTTATCGAGAATCAATTACTTCAAGGAAGATTAACATTATTATCAGAAGTAGATCCTTATGTTGGTAAATATTTCTCACAAAGTTGGGTTCAACGTACAATTCTTCAGATGAAAGATGAAGAAATTAAAGAGATGTATCAAGAAATTCAAGATGAGATAGCAGAAGGACTTTATCCTGATCCTAAAACTTTATTAGAACCCCCAGTAGATCAACAAACATTAGATCAACCAGATAATATAGATCAAACACAAGACAAACCTGATCAAGTAGATTCTACAGAACAAGATGCTACGGTTGATAATAAAGAACCAGATAAAAAAGTAAAGAAACCTACGAATTCAAATAAACAGAAGAACCCTTATTACGATGGCTAATAATAAAAGAAAAAATAAAGATTTACCTCAAGTATTGATTCTTAAGAGGCAATATATTCAGAGGTTTCCTAATGGACAACAAGTTGCTCTATACCATTCAGATGTTCTAGATCAATTTGTAACTGTACCATTAGACGGTTCTCAATTTTCAAATACCACTGAAAGTATATTATCACAATTACAAACAATATCTGATAATGATGATATCGAAGCTATTGTATTTGAGGATCTTTCAGAATTAAATATCGATAAAGAATGTGCTGATATTATTCTAGAATACATTTCTAATAATCCTGATATTACAGAATCTATTAATTCATCAGATACAAATTTCTTAAACATATTAAAAGAAGCTGTAGATGTAACATTGGATGTTGATGAACAAAATAACGAAACGGAGATAAAGGAATGAAATTATTAACTGAAATTGTAGAATCTATAGGTTCAGAGATATTAACTGAGAGTACAACTCAAAAACAACAATACATAATTAAAGGTCCATATATCCATACAGAAGAACAAAATAGAAATGGTAGGGTATATAAAAAAGAATATATTCTACCTGAAGTCAATAGATATATCGAAGAATTTGTCAATAAAAACAGAGCGGTAGGGGAATTATCCCATCCAGATTCTCCAGGTATTAATCCTGATAAAGTTTCACATTTAATTACAAAATTAGAATTTAACGATAATTTATGTATGGGTGAAGCTAAGATTTTAGATACACCAAATGGAAAGATCGTTAAAGCTCTTATGGATGAAGGTGTTAGTTTTGGTGTTTCTACTAGAGGTCTGGGATCTATAAAAGAACAAAATGGAGCTAAGATTGTTCAGCCAGATTTCAGGTTAGTAACAATCGATATTGTTTTAGATCCTTCAGGCAAATCATGTTTTGTAGAAGGATTAATGGAAGGTAAAGAATGGATGTATGTTGAGGGTATAGGTTGGACTGAAAAATATGCAGAAGAATCTATTAGAGAATTAAAGAAATTGAAAGCTTCTGATGTTGAACCTGTGGCATTGAAGATTTTTGAGAATTTTTTAGCAAAACTATAAGTTATATAAATACTATTTAAATAGAATAAAGGAGATTTTAATGTCACAAAAACAAAATTTATCAGAAGCAGCCAAACAGATTTTACAAGGTAATAGAGATACTGAAATCCCTAAAGGTGAAAAATTTGGTCTAAACAAAAAATTAAACGATACAGTAGATAAAAATGCTGACAAAATCGGCAATGCTAATTTCGCTGAATATGATTTAAATGATGTCCCAACAGCAACAGCACCAGGGATTACAGGAGTTGGTTCAGAAAAATTGGATGGTGGCAACGAGAACAATAAAAAAGTAGCAAAAGAACTTAAAGCTTCTCCTGCTGAAGTATTAGCGAATTACAGTACACCTAAACAATTTCCACCTAAAGGCGTCAACGAGAACGACGATGATGAACTAGCAACTAATGAAGATATTGAAGCTTTAATGGCTGGTGAAAATTTGTCTGAGGAATTTAAACGCAAAGCTACTGCAATTTTTGAATCTGCTGTTAAAGTTAAGGTTGCTGAATTAGCTGAAGAATTAGAAGCACAATATATTACACAATTCGAAGAAGCTTATGAAGAAATGAAAGAAGATTTTGAATCTAAAATCGACAATTATTTAGATTATGTTGTAGAGAATTGGATGGATGATAATAAATTAGCTGTTGAGTCTGGTATCAGAACTGAAATAGCAGAAGGTTTCATGGAATCATTGAAAACTGTGTTCGAAGAACATTATATCGATATTCCTGAAGAAAAATTTGATGTTGTTGAAAGTTTAGCATCTAAAGTAGAGCAACTTGAAAAACAAGTCAACGAAGAAATGCATAAAAACATTTCATTAAAACAAAAATTATCAGAACAAAAGAAATTAGATGCTCTGAACACAGTATGTGAAGGGTTGACTTTATCACAAACCGAAAAAATTAAATCAATCGCTGAGAATGTAGAATTTTTCTCTGAAGATGATTTTGTAGCTCAAATGGAAGATATCAAAGAATCTTATTTCTCTTCTAATGTAAAACCAGCATCAAAAGAATCGTTATACGATTATACACCATTAAACGAAGAAAAAGAAGTAGAAAAAGTAGTTGATCCAGTGATCGCATCTTATGCTTCAACAATCTCAAAAACATTATTAAAATAAATCAATCTAGGAGCATTAAATAAATGGCTTTATTAAACGAAGAATTACAACAAAAATGGAATCCAATTCTAGATCATCCAGAATTGTCTACAATCACTGATCCTTACAAAAAAGCAGTAACTGCAGTTGTATTAGAAAATCAACAAACTGCAATGGATGCAGATCGTTATACCTTGAATGAAACTGCTCCAACTAACGTTGCTGGCGGTATCTCAAACTTCGATCCTATCTTAATCAGTTTAGTTCGTCGTTCTTTACCTAACTTAATTGCATATGATATTGCTGGTGTACAACCTATGACTGGTCCAACTGGTCTTATCTTTGCACTACGTTCACGTTACAGCGGTCAAGCAAATACTTTCAACGAAGCATTCTACAACGAAGCTAATACAATCTTCAGTGGTATCATTGGTTCAACAGGAAGCGGTATCGTAGGTTCTTCTACTACAACTGCTGCTGGCTCTAATAACCCTGTTGCTAACACTAACTTCGGTATTTCTTCTTTAGGCGAATTTGATTCTGGTATCGGTTTAACAACTGCTGCTGGCGAAGCATTAGATTCTGCATTCCCACAAATGGGTATCTCTATCGAAAAGGTAACTGTTTCTGCTAGAACTCGTGCATTAAAAGCTGAGTATTCATTAGAAATGGCACAAGATTTGAAAGCGATTCATGGCTTAGATGCTGAAACTGAATTGTCTAATATCTTATCTACCGAAGTATTAGCTGAAATCAACCGTGAAGTTATTCGTACAATCTATGTTGTTGCTAAACCAGGCGCACAATTTGGTACTGTTACTTCTGGTATCTTTGACTTAGATACTGACTCAAATGGTCGTTGGTCTGTTGAACGATTCAAAGGTCTTATCTATCACATCGAACGTGAAGCAAACCAAATTGCAAAAACTACAAGAAGAGGAAAAGGTAACATCTTGATCGTATCTTCTGATGTTGCTTCTGCTCTTGCTATGGCTGGTGTATTACAATATACTCCTGCGCTTTCTGCTGATCTACAAGTAGATGATACTGGTAATACCTTTGCTGGTATGCTACACGGCCGTATCAAAGTATACATCGATCCTTATTTTGGCGGTACTGCAAGCAACTTAGAATTAGTTACCGTTGGCTATAAAGGTCAAAGTCCATACGATTCAGGCCTATTCTACTGCCCATATGTTCCTTTACAAATGGTTCGTGCAGTTGATCCAGGTACATTTCAACCAAAAATAGGATTTAAAACTCGCTACGGGATGGTTGCGAATCCGTTTGCTGAAGGTTTAAACCAAGGTCAAGGCGTATTAAACGCAAGATCTAACGTTTATTACAGAATATTTGCAGTAAAAAATATTATGTAAGATCAATTAACTTAGGTTAATATTAAGTAAGGGGCATAAAGCCCCTTCTTTTTTGTTTAAAACTTTATGAATGTCAATTGCCCTGAATCGTAAATAATTCTATATTTGTTATTGAACATATTTTCATCAACAGTCAATGATTCATCAAACAATTTCAATTTAGTCTTTATTGATTTCCTTGTAAATTGTAACCTATTGTATACTGTATGATTATTTGTCCATGAATAACTTGGTTCAACAATTGTATTCTGTAATATAAACCCATTCTTTAAATACACATCACCAAATCCTCTAGATCTATCGCAATATGATATTATTGATCCAGAATGTTTTTGTTGAAAATGTTTTAATAATTTAGAAAATCCTCCAACAACAATTGTATCAAGTTTATTAGCAAATCTAACCAATTCCCAATCAACGTTTTTATTATATCTCGATTTACTAAACGTCATTACAGAAACCAAAACATTATTATAAAACAATCCTAATCTGATAGAACTATCAAAATGTCCTTGTATATGATTTTCATTGAGAAATGTTTTTGTTGCGGTACTATCTAATTCTGAAATGATACACTTTCTAGCAAATACTTTATTTTCAGTTATTCCAAGTTTATTTTTAATTATAGATTTTACAATATTTTGTTTCAATTGCCATTGATCTCCTCTTATATACAGAAGATTAACTCCTAAAGATCCACATAGATTAGTTTTATTGATGTGTCTATATTTATTTTTATCGCTTTTAATATTACTAGAATGATATGGTAATCCATTATGTTCTATTGCTAATTTTAGTTCAGGTATATAAATATCCAACTCTTTATTACCAAGAACAGACCAATCATTATATAACACTTCTCCAGAATAATTTTCTTTAATGAAATTATATATTTGTTTTTGTGGTAAACTGTCAGTATAATTCTTTTGAATTTTAAATCCATACATTCTACAATAATCTAATACAGTTCCATAATAAACATCCAGTTCATCTGCAATACCTACACCAGATCTATTGTTAATAACATATTCCTTATATAACCAATCTTTATCTAACAATTTATCTCTAGATGATTCATCTAATTGAGCTTTAGATAATTTTTCAGTTAAAATTAATTTTACATCTTCTCGCTGAGAATTGTACGAAACACCATACTTTTCTAGCATAGTATTTTCTCTTTTATCGTTAATTGATTTCTTTTCTTCTTCTGTTTTAGATAATTTAGATTTAGATAATTTGGATCTTCTTTCTGGACAAATAAATGAACATTGTTTAGAACAATATAAGAATGTTGAAATTTTATTATAGGATTGTACTAATGCATTTTTATTACAAACTGTACATTTAGGAGGTTCTTCGTATCCATATTTCAACATTATTAAGACATCTTTATCCGAATATCCATGAAAAGATTCTTTTTTTGTTTCAAACCAATTCCATAGAGATAATTTATCATTTTTAATGAAATAAGGTTTATTAAACCTTCTTGATGATATATTACCTTTAATATCATTAACAATTTGTAAAAATTCAATTAGCATATTGATTATAAAATTTAATATTACCACAATCCCAAATCCTATCATAACCATTATTAATCATATTATCAAAAGAATTTAAATTATTATCATAATCAAACATTGATTTCAATTTATTTTTTGTATACGATAATCTATGATTCAAAATA